GAGATACTGACCACGCCGGAGCGATGTTCCTGACTGGGGACTTTCAGCAGTCCGGCGGCACTTCCACGCTGGAAGAGTGCGTGGTTGAAGGTGGTCTGAAATATGGCTCTCTGGAAACCGCCGGCAAGCGCGGTGTAACAGGCTCATTCAGAAGCGATGACGGGAAAGCCATTACTGTAACCAACGGCATAATTACGGGTATCTCATGAACCTATCAGCGCTTGATGACGATAAGGACTGGACGTTTGGCCGCGGCCGCAGCAATTACATAACCGGCGGCAGAGCGATTGCACAAAAGGTCATGTGCCGCATCCGGTCATTCAAAAACGACAATCCGTTAAATATGGATGACAACATCGACTGGCTTTATCTCCTTTCCGAAAAAAATACAGAGCAGCAAATCCTGAGAGAAATAGAGCGTGTTGTTCTGGCTACGGATGGGGTCATGCGAATCATTGAACTGTCGATGACCGTTAATAAAACAACGAGAAAGCAGGCAATAGAGCTTCGGATGCAGACTGTATTCGACGAGCAGACGTTACTTTTCCCTGTGAGCGGAGCGCAGAAAGATGGCACTACAGTTTGATAATAACGGCCTGCAGGTTGATACATTCAGGGATATATTCCAGAGCCTGAGCGATGCCTACAAGGGGATTTACGGTCAGGATATCGACCTCGATCAGGAGTCGCCTGACGGACAGCGTGTTGCAATTGAGGCGCAGGCCCGCACTGATATCGAGGCGGCGCTGCAGTGGCTTTACTCGCAAATGGACCCGGATTTTAACACTGGCGATATGCAGCAGATTATCGCAAAGTTGCACGGGCTTTATCTTCGACCCGGCTCACGCTCCCAGCGCGATCTGAAAGTCACAACTGATAGGCCAGTGCTTTTGTACAGTGGTTACAAAATTCGTGACCAGGCCAATCAGGTCTGGTTTGTCAGACAAGATATCACGGTGGCGGCCGGCACGACGACGGTTACGTTCTTTGCGCAAAACTTTGGAAAGGTGACCGGGCTGATAACCGATACCTTTACTCAGATAACACCTGAACTGGGTATTCTGAGTATCAACTCTGACACTGCCGTTGTCGTGGGAAGGGATGAGGAGACACCCGAACAGTTTCGCCAGCGCCGTAACCGTTCACTGGAAAACCCGGCCACGGGCAGCACTGGGGCCATATTCGCAAAGGTAGCCCAGTTGGCCGGTGTGACTGATCTTAATATCGATGAGAACGATACGAAGTTTGATGATCCGGATACTGGCATCCCGGCAAACTCGATATGGCTGGTAGTTGAGGGCGGTGCAGTTTCTGAAATCACAGAGGTCATGGTTAAGCAGAAGGGCGGCGGCACGGGAACTAAAGGAAGCGTCACCGGGCGCTATATTGAGTCACTGGTTCGGCCTGACGGCTCCATCCTCCAGATAGCGCACGACCTGCAATTTGACCGACCTCTGTACAAGCCGCTGCACATCAGACTCACAGCCCGTCGCAAAATTACCAATGAACCGGTAGATCAGGATTCACTGAAAGAAGCTCTGGCATCCCGGGAGCTGCATACCGGTGAGAGTATCGATGCAAATGAATTCTACGCTGACGGGTACAGTACAAGCCGTGTGAACTATGTACTGACTGACCTCATGATAAGCGATGACGGCAGCACATATACCGATGCGGAACTCTATCCGGGATTTCAGGGGAAATTCACATTAAGCGCCAGTGATATCGACATCACCGAGGTGACCTGATGAATAACGACATCATTAACCGCTATACGCTAATGCTCATCAGGCAGTACTGGGAAAAGCCGAAAGCTAAAGCTGAAATTCAGGCCATGTTGAAGCAGTGGCAGATTATTGCCGACTTCATTCGCAACACTGACAACTTTGACATTGATAAGGCTACTGGCTACCGGCTGGACGTCATTGGCCGCATAGTGGGGTTATCACGAAGCGTTCCTGCAGTGATAGCAAAGGTGTTCTTTGGTTTTGAGGGGCATGAAAACTCAGCTGGCTTTAAAAGCAAGTCCAAACCCGGTTACGTGGGTGCGCCGTTCTATAGCAAGTTTTCTCCAGCTTATGGTGATTACCAGCTTGGGGATAATGAATACCGGCGGTTCCTGAAAGTTAAGATCGCCAAGAACGCCACATCCGGAACCATAGCGTCTGATGATCGCGTCAGCCTGCAGGAGGTCATTCAGGCCGCCTTTAACGGAGAGGCATACGTTACAGACCGCAAGGATATGACGCTGGCTCTGAACATATCTCCTCAGATATCCCTGGATGAACTGCGCCTGATCGTAAAGCTTGGTCTTTTACCCAAGCCTGCCGGTGTCAGATACGACTATTACTATCAGGTTACGCCGGGGCAGACGTTTGGGTTCTCAAGAAACCCTTCAGCCAGAGGGTTCGCAAGCAAATTCAATGCCGCCTACCAAGGCGGTTTTTTTTCGAGGAAAATTCATGTCTAAGATTGCACGATACGCAGGGAATCTGCTCGCTTTCGGGTCTAATGCTCAGGGGCTTGAGCGAACGGTTTTTGGTGGTACAGCACAGGCTGACGATCTGACATCGCAGGTGACTAATGCGTTCCTCCGCGGGTGGGGGATAGTGGGGCCCTCTGAGAATCCATCACTGGAAGATTTCAACGCCGCGTTCTATACACTGAGCCAGCTCATTTCGTACCAGCATCAGATGGGAGTGCCGGAATGGGATGCAAAGCAGGAGTATTATCTTGGCTCGGTATGCTCGTACAAAGGCGAACTTTATGAATCACTCTCTAACTCGAATACAGGCAATGAGCCACCATCAGCACAGTGGACGCTTGTTATTACTGTCAAAAATGGGATTAGCAAGCTCGGGCTTGGCACCGCAGCGAAAAAAGACGTAGGTACTGGTGCAAACCAGATACCAGACATGACATTCTTTGACAGTAATGCCACATCATTGCCAACCGGTCTTTACCAGAAACTTCCATCAGGGATTATTATGCAGTGGGGCAATATATCGCCGGGGTCATCAGATGTTACTACTTCTTTTCCCATTGCATTTCCTAATGTAGCTCTTAAGGTGATATCAGCCGTAGGCTACACTGCTGGATCTGGTAACCTCGGGTATTCGTCATCAGCGGTAGTTGACAGAACTAAATTTATTTCACGATGCAGCTCAGCAGCACTCGGCGGCGTATTCTTTGCGGTGGGGTTTTAAAATGCGATATTCAGCTAAAGAGAACGGTTTTTTTCCGGAAGATATTGACTATGGCGACACTCTTCCTGATGATTTAGTAGAATTGACTCATGAAGAATATGTGGGCTTTATTGATGGGCAATACAATAGGAAAATGATTGTTCCTGATAATGACGGCTTCCCTATGCTGGTAGACTTGCCTGGTCCTACCGCTAAAGACATTGTGGAGCAAGCAGAACAAGATAAGTTATCCCTAATTTCGTATGCATCTCTGAAAGTAGCGACGCTTCAGGATGCCCTTGATCTGGATATGGCGACTGACATTGAAAAGAACTCCTTGTCTTCATGGAGGAAATATCGTGTTTTGTTAAGTCGCGTCGATACTTCAAAAGCCCCTGATATATCATGGCCTAATAAGCCAGAATAAAAAAGCCTCGGTATCTGGGAAGACATGCGCCGCGCCGATCTAAGCAGTCTACGTGATGGAAGTCGTTACCACATCCCATAGGAAACAGGTCTTGTTTACTCTTTAAGCTCAATGACAGAAGCTACACGCAAAAGGAAGGTGGCATGGAAGCGAGCTTCGACTAACAGGTACATGAAGCTATTATCAGATGCATTAGAGATGCAGCGTTAAAAGTTTTTGGTGCAGGGAAGGGAATTGACTGCTGATACTGTTGCAGACGCTATCAGATAGCTTGCAGTAGATGAGCCTGACATAGGCAGAGGCTTTGCATTACTGCTGCTGTGATACCGTGCGCAAGTACCGTCAGATCCTTTAATGCTACGGGCGCAGTCAGAAGAACTATGATATGTCTGGCGCCTTTTTAAAACTCTCAGGTTAGTATTTTGCATGAAGTACCCCTCATGGATGAGAGGTGTTGATTTTGCACATGAACAGTGTAAGGATTGCGTGAACAACGAAAAGAAACTGCATGGAAGACTCATGGAAAAATCATTTAAGCCAAGAATAGAATGGATTGACAACCTCAAGTTTATAGGAATGTTTTATATTTACTTAGGACACTTAGGAACTGCAGGGGGGAAATTATATCCATTCGTATTTTCTTTTCATGTGCCTCTTTTCTTTTTTATATCAGGCCTTTTTTATAAAAAAAATTCTGATTTTTCAGTGTGCGTTAAAACAATAATAAATGCGTTCATAAAAATAATTATACCTTATGCAGTATTTTCTATTATAGGTATAGCCGTATACGCATTAAAATGGAATCTTCCTACTGAAAGAGTTTTTGAGATGTTGATAAATGCTTTTATGGGGATTCGTAATCAGGTTCCAATAACATCTCTTTGGTTTTTACCATGCCTTTTTATTGCTGTTTTATACTACACCGTTGCTAACT